GATAGATTAAAGAATGCTGCCGCAACAAAGAAACTAGCTATATTCGATGCTTTTGAAATACTTAATCGTATACAAATAGAAGAAGACATGCTAAATGAAAAACCTAAAGAAGTTAAAGTAGAAAAAACTTTTAAAGGTTTTGCAGAAGGGAGAAGTAAGTGAGCTACGAACAAACTCTTTGGAAAGAAATTAAGGACATTGTAAATCCTAAGATATTAGCTAAAAACAATAGATTTAAAAAATGGGATTATGGTTATAATTCTGATTATGATTTTATAGTAATAAGTAAAACTGGACAAATTGGACAAATCATTGAAATACAGAATCTCAGGATTGCTTTACCAACAGCAGATGAACCGTTTAAACGAAGTAAAGAAAAAACGGAACAACGTTGGGAAAAACAAGAATATCCAAAAGAATTAAAAAGAATTAAAAGCAGGTTTGATTGGGAAGAATATCCAGCTGAGTTTAAAGAAAAGTGGTACGATTATATAGATGAAGAATTTAAAAGAAGAGAACAAGGTTACTGGTTCTATAATAACGGTACTCCTACTTATATTACTGGTACTCATTACATGTACTTACAATGGTCAAAGATCGACGTTGGAGCACCTGATTTTAGAGAAGCAAATAGATTATTCTTTATATTTTGGGAAGCATGCAAGGCAGATATTAGATGTTACGGGATGTGCTATCTTAAAAACAGACGATCTGGATTTTCATTTATGTCCTCGGCAGAACTTGTTAATCAAGCAACAATATCTAGCGACTCCAGATTCGGTATACTGTCTAAATCTGGAGCAGATGCTAAAAAAATGTTTACAGATAAAGTCGTACCAATATCCGTTAACTATCCGTTTTTCTTCAAACCGATCCAGGACGGTATGGATCGTCCTAAAACAGAACTTGCATACAGAGTTCCAGCTTCGAAGCTTACTAGAAGGAAGCTTGAGAGCAATGAGCAACTAAGAGAACTAGATGGACTTGATACGACTATTGACTGGAAAAATACTGGTGATAACTCTTATGATGGTGAAAAGCTAAAGCTATTAGCTCATGATGAAAGTGGTAAATGGGAGAGACCTGATAATATATTAAATAACTGGAGAGTTACAAAAACTACATTAAGACTAGGATCTAGAATCGTAGGTAAATGTATGATGGGCTCAACTTCAAATGCTTTAGATAAAGGTGGAGAAAACTTTAGAAAACTTTACTACGCTTCAGACGTTACAAAAAGAAATAGAAACGGACAAACATCTTCTGGGCTCTATAGCTTGTTCATTCCTATGGAATGGAACTACGAAGGATTCATCGATAATAATGGATTACCTGTATTCGTTAGACCAGAAAGTACAATTAAAGGAGCAGATGGTTACGAAATTACAGGAGGAGTTATTGAGCACTGGCAAAACGAAGTTGAAGGACTTAAGTCGGACAGTGACAGCTTAAACGAATATTACAGACAGTTTCCAAGAACAGAGCAGCACGCTTTTAGAGATGAAACAAAAGATAGTTTATTTAATTTAACTAAAATCTATGAACAAATAGATTATAACGAAGAAATAAATAACATAAACAGCGTTACTAAAGGAAGTTTTCAATGGGCTAATGGTGTTAAAGACACTTCAGTGGTTTTTGTACCAAACAACAATGGTAGATTTTTAATTTCTTGGGTACCACTTAAAAACTTACAAAACCGAGTGATACTAAAGAATGGAGTTAAACACCCTGGCAATGAACACATTGGAGCTTTTGGGCTTGATAGTTATGATATATCAGGCACTGTTGATGGTAAAGGTTCTAATGGTGCTTTACACGGGCTTACAAAGTTTTCAATGGAAGACGTGCCTCCTAATCACTTCTTTTTAGAATATATATCAAGACCACAAACGGCTGAAATATTCTTTGAAGATGTTTTAATGGCTATGGTTTTTTATGGCATGCCTATATTAGCTGAAAATAATAAACCTAGATTTTTATATTACTTAAAAAGAAGAGGTTATAGAGGTTTTTCTATGAATCGTCCTGATAAAATTTGGAATAAACTTTCTACAACAGAAAAAGAAATAGGTGGAATACCTAATTCAAGCGAAGATATTAAGCAAGCACATGCTGCTGCAATTGAATCCTATATAGAAACATACGTGGGATTAAAAGAAAATGAATATGGAGATATGTATTTCCAAAAAACCCTAGAAGACTGGGCTAAGTTTAATATAAACAACAGGACAAAGCATGATGCTTCGATAAGTTCTGGTTTAGCTATAATGGCTTGTAATAAAAACTTATACAAACCAGTTGCAGATAGAAATATAAAAAATGTTAATCTAGGTATTAAAAGATATAATAACGAAGGAAGTTTTTCACAAATAATAAAATAAATGGTTGTAACTGATAGTAATAGTATTTTTCCAGATCAAGTTGTTCCTGATGAAGTAAAATCAAGTTATGATTATGGTATGCAAGTAGGCAAAGCCATAGAAGGTGAGTGGTTTAGTGGAACTAGAACTGGTTTAGGTAATAGATACTCTACTAACTTTAATAATTTTAGAAACTTAAGGCTTTATGCTAGAGGAGAACAAGCAGTTCAAAAGTATAAAGATGAATTAGCTATTAATGGAGATTTATCTTATTTAAACTTAGACTGGAAACCAGTTCCTGTAATACCTAAGTTTGTAGACATAGTTGTAAATGGAATGTCTGAAAAGCTTTACGAAATAAAAGCTTATGCTCAAGATCCTGAATCACTTAAATCTAGAACAGAATACGCTAATAGAATATTAAGAGATATAGAGACTAAAGAGTATTTAGATAACATACAACAAACGCTAGGTCTAAATATGTATTCTTCAGAAAACCCTGAAGATCTTCCTCAAAACAAAGAAGAGTTAGAGCTTCACATGCAATTAGATTATAAGCAGTCTGTTGAAATAGCTGAAGAAGAATTAATAAACAATACGTTAGATAGAAATAGATACGAGCTAACTAGAAGAAGAATAAACGAAGACTTGGTTATATTAGGAATAGGTTGTACTAAAACAAGTTTCAACAAAGCTGAGGGTATTACAGTTGATTACGTTGATCCAGCTAGATTAGTTTATTCATACACTGAAGATCCTAACTTTGAAGACATATGGTATGTAGGTGAAGTAAAAAGAATTAGCCTATCAGATCTCAAACAAGAGTTTCCTAATTTAACTCCAGACGAATTAGAAAAAATACAAAAATACCCAGGAAACAGCAACTATATGTTTGACTGGCAAGGTAGAGACGATAATAATAGTGTTTATGTTTTATATTTTGAATACAAAACCTACAGCGAACAAGTATTTAAAATAAAAGAAACGGCTACTGGTTTAGAAAAAGCTTTAGAAAAAACAGATGCTTTTAACCCACCAGCTAGTGATAAGTTTGATAGAGTGTCTAGGTCTATTGAAGTGTTATATTCTGGTGCTAAAATACTAGGTCATGAAAACTTACTACAATGGGAGCTTGCTAAAAATATGACTAGACCAGAATCTAATTTGGTTAAAGTTAACATGAACTACAACATATGCGCTCCTAGGATGTATAAAGGTAGAATTGAATCTTTAGTTAGTAGAATAACTGGTTTTGCTGATATGATACAGCTTACACATTTAAAGCTACAGCAAGTAATGTCTAGAATAGTACCTGACGGTGTGTATCTAGATGCAGATGGTTTAGCAGAAATAGATTTAGGTAGTGGAACTAGCTATAACCCACAAGAAGCATTAAATATGTACTTCCAAACTGGTAGTATTATTGGTAGGTCAATGACACAAGATGGTGGTCAAAACCCTGGTAAAGTACCTATACAAGAGTTATCTACATCTAGTGGTATGAGTAAAATACAAGGACTTATACAAACTTATCAATATTATTTACAAATGATAAGAGATGTAACTGGACTCAATGAAGCTAGAGATGGAAGCACACCTGCTAGTGATTCTTTAGTTGGATTACAAAAATTAGCTATTGCTAATTCTAATACTGCAACTAGACATATAGTGCAAGCAAGTCTATATTTAACATTAAGAACATGTGAAAATATAGCTCTTAGAGTTGGAGATTGCTTAGAGTTTGATTTAACTAGAGACGCTTTAAAAGCTAGCATAAGTTCTTACAACGTAGGAACGCTTGAGGATATATATAACTTACATCTATATGACTTTGGTGTATTTTTAGACTTAGTACCTGACGAAGAAGAAAAAGCTCAATTAGAACAAAACATTCAAGTAGCTTTACAAGCTGGCCAAATATACTTAGAAGACGCAATTGATATTAGACAAGTTAATAATTTAAAACTTGCTAATCAATTACTAAAGCAAAGAAGAAAACAAAAGCAAGCTCAAGACCAACAAGCTCAACAAGCTAATATAGCTGCTCAAGGTCAAGCTCAAGCAGAGACTGCAGAGAGAACAGCTATGGCTGAGGTGCAGAAACAAGAAGCTTTAGCTCAAACTACATTACAAATTGAACAAGGTAAATCTCAATTTGAAATACAACGCATGGAAAGAGAAGCTGAAATTAAAAGACAATTAATGCAAATTGAATTTGATTTTAATATACAGTTAACTCAAGCTAAAGGTGAAGCTGAAAGAAATAAAGAAACTTTTATAGAAGATCGTAAAGATAAAAGAGCTAAACTTATAGGTACTCAACAGAGTCAAATGATAGATCAAAAGAAAAATGATCTATTACCAACAAACTTTGAATCCGCTGGAAATGATAATCTTGGCGGTTTTGGATTAGAGCAATTTGCTCCACAATAATTTTTTATTAATTATTATATTATATTATGTCAAAACAAGTAGAAAAGGGCCCTCCTACTGACGAAAGCAAGGAAGGTTTAAAAGTAAAGAAAAAAGTAGGTAGACCTAAGAAATTAAACAAAGCTACTGAAACAGTAAAATTAGATTTAAGTAAAAAACAAGAAGATGCCGTTCAAGAGCCAGAAACAAAGAAAGTTGTGCTACAGTCTAATGAGACGAAAGAAGAACAAAAGCTGGGACTGCAAGAAGTGGGAGAAGCACACGAAGAGCAAAAAGCTACCGAAGAAGGTGTAAGTCCAGTATCTGAAATAACTGAAGAAGAAGTTAAGCAAGAAACTAAAATTGTAGAACAGGAGTTAAAAGAAGCTATAAGAGATGAAAAAGTAACAGGGAAGCCTTTACCAGAAAACATCGAAAAATTAGTTTCATTTATGGAAGAAACAGAAGGTGATATTAATGATTATGTTAGATTAAACGCTGATTATACTAATATTAATGAAGATGTTTTACTTAGAGAATATTACAAACAGACTAAACCACATTTAGAAAGAGAAGAAGTTGACTTTATATTAGAAGACAATTATTCTTGGGACGAAGATGTGGATGAAGAGCGAGATATAAAGAAAAAGAAACTCGCTTATAAAGAAGAAATTGCCAAAGCACGTAACTTTCTAGAGCAAACAAAGAGTAAATATTACGACGAGATCAAGTTGAGACCGGGCGTTACTCAAGAGCAACAGAAAGCAATGGACTTTTTCAATAGATATAACAAAGAGCAAGATGTAGCAACACAGCAACATGCTGATTTTGAAAAGCGAACTAATCAAATGTTCTCTGATGAATTCAAAGGTTTTGAATTTAATGTTGGAGAAAAAAGATTTAGATATGGAGTTTCAAACCCTCAGGAAGTTGCTAAGAGCCAATCAAACTTATCTCATTTTGTTAAGAAGTTCTTAAACGAAGATGGAAGTGTAAAGGATCATGTTGGTTATCATAAAGCTATTTATGCAGCAGAAAATGCAGATACTATAGCAAAACATTTTTATGAGCAAGGCAAAGCCGATGCTGTTAAGGATGTTGTAGCAAAATCTAAAAACATAAACTTAGAGTCTAGGACGCCAGCGTCTGAAGGCGATGTATATGTTGGTGGATTTAAGGTGAAAGCTATTTCTGGTGTTGATAGCTCTAAGTTAAAAATACAACGTAAAATAAAAAAATAAAAACTAAATTAAAATGGGTTTTAATACAGGCGGGAGTTTTCCTGCATCATTAGCTCCTGCGCAGAAAAAATTAACTTTGCAGGACAATTATCTTAGTTTTAACGGGGACGCCGCAGGCGGAGATCCAGTTAATAACTTTGCACAACAATATCTACCTGAGCTTTATGAAGCGGAAGTAGAAAGATACGGAAACAGAACTTTATCTGGTTTCTTGAGAATGGTAGGCGCTGAAATGCCTATGACATCTGATCAAGTTATTTGGTCTGAACAAAATAGATTACACGTAGGTTATTCAAACGTTTCAGCTACTGTTGCTGGTAATTTTGATATTACAGTTGTTCTTGATTTAACCGCCGCTTATCCAGGTGCTGATTCAACTTCTGGTGCTGTTAGACAAGGGCAAACTATTCTACTTGCTGATAGAGCTACAGGTTTAGTTACTGCTAAAGCTTTAGTTCAAAAAGTTGGTGACTCTGGTGCTGCTGGTAAAACAAATGACAGTTTAGAATGTACTTTATATGAAACTAACGCTGCTGGTTTTCCCGCTGCTTTAACTGGAGCAAACTTAGCTAATCTTTTTGTTTATGGTTCTGAATACGGAAAAGGTTCTGTAGGAATGGAAGGATCTATTCAGCCACAATTTACTCAGTTTTCTAATTCACCAATTATTCTTAAAGACAACTTTGAGATTAATGGATCTGATACTGCTCAAATTGGTTGGGTTGAAGTTGCTACTGAAGATGGAACATCTGGATACTTATGGTATCTAAAATCTGAATCTGAAACAAGATTAAGATTTGATGACTATCTTGAAATGGCAATGGTTGAAGGTGAAAAAATGGCGCAAGCTGGAATAGACTTCAATTACGGTCCTACAAGTGCTAATTCACAAATTAAAGGTACAGAAGGTTTATTTGCCGCTATTGAAGATAGAGGTAATGTATACTCTGGTTTTGCTGGTGCTGCTGCTCCTGGAGCTGGTGCATTAGGAGATTTTGATGCTATCCTTAAGCAATTAGACAAGCAAGGTGCTATTGAAGAAAACATGCTTTTCTTATCTAGATCTACTGCTTTAGATTTTGATGATATGATCGGTGCTATGGCCGGTGGAGGTTATGCTTCTACTCAGTCTGCTTCTTATGGTCTTTTTGACAATGAAGAAGATATGGCATTAAACTTTGGATTTTCAGGATTTAGAAGAGGTTCTTATGACTTCTACAAAACTGACTGGAAATATTTAAACGATGCCTCTACTAGAGGATTATCAAATGCTATTGACGGTGTTATGATACCTGCTGGAACTACAACTGTGTATGACCAAATGATGGGTGTTAACATTAGACGTCCTTTCTTACATGTAAGATATAGAGCTTCTGAAACTGAAGATAGAAGATATAAAACATGGATCACTGGCTCTGTCGGTGGTGCTTATACTTCTGATCTTGATGCTATGAGAGTTAATTTCTTATCTGAAAGATGTTTAGTAACTCAAGCTGCTAATAACTTCGTGTTATTTAAAGGAGCTTAATTATTATATAAATGTGGAGGGTTAACGCTCTCCACTTTATTAACATTTAAAATAAGAAAAAATGGGATATGTAAAATTATTAAAAGCAAACAGTGAGTTTGACTTGCTTCCAGCTGAAGACATAGGTAGTGTTTCTACAAATCTAAGTCTGAACACAATAATTGTTAGTTATGTTAATGGTGAAAAGATAACTATTAGCTGTGCTAATCAACCAGTTAGAGGAAGAGACGGCGACGATAATAAAATACTTGATGCTGTAGAATTAATTAATGGTGCTTCAGGAGAAGGTATTTTTCCAGCAACATTAAGCACTTTAATCACCGGAACACAGGTAAGTGCTATATAAAATAAATAAAATAAACATACAATTATGGGATATGTAAAATTAACAGCAGGACCAGACAGTGGTACAGAATTTGTAGGATCTACAATTTTAGTTCCAGCTGACAATGTGGCCTCGGTGAAAGATGACGGTGGAGATGTAATTATCAAATACTTTGGTGGATATGAGCTATATTTCAGTTTAGATGGAACTGGAACTCAAGCTGATGTAGATGCTTTTATAGGAGCTATAGACAAAGCTAATGGAATTTCAGGTAACCCAGTGTCTTTGACTCTTCCTAGTGATCCTATCTACTTATATAACGGTGCTGGAATAGTTCAAGCTTGGTCATAACAAACTAAAAAACAAATAAAAGGTCCTACTTAGTTAGGATCTTTTAAAACAATAATAAATGGAAAACTCAATTTTAAATATAGCATGGGAAGCTGGAGGAAGCCTTCCAGTAAATGTCAAACAAGCATATAGGTGTGATCAAGGTAGTGGTTCTAGTAAAATAAAAATTATTTATGATTCGCTTATAAATAATGCTAAGCCTTGGGCATTAGAACTTGATTTTAACAAAGATGTAACTGAAAGTGATAAGTTAGCTTTAGAAAACGCTTTGATAAATATACAACAACAACCTAGCTCTTTAGTAAATTTTAAAATGCCTAGTGGAGCAGTTTTGAAGTCTGATATTCCTTTTACAAACCTTTCTAAAAGTTAAACCAATGGGAAATATAATAAAAATACCAACCGTTAATACCGGTTTAAGAACTGATTATAATAGTCCTTTGTGGGATGATTGGAGCGTAACTCAAGGGTTGGTTAACGGAAGTGAATACACACCGGTAAACTCCCTCCAAACAGAAACGAGCGGAGATGGACAAGGACTTATTGTAAACTTCTTTCATGAAACTGGAGGTAGTTTTACATTAGAAAACGGTCCAAATTCTAATACAGTAGATTATAAAGTTGGAGATGTAGTATTTTTTACAATACCAGCTGGAAATCCTGATTTACAAAACGAAAATGAATTTACTATTTCAACTACGCTAACAGAGGATATGATTTCTTATGAAGGTGATAAGATGCAGTATCTGCCAGTTTTTGATTCTTTGGCCGGTCTAATAGCAACTGTTGTACCACCTAGTTCTGGTAATGTAGATGGTTATTGGCAAATACCAAAATTTTGGGGATCACATAGTAATTGTTGGAGAATAAATATTAATGGTGTCACTAATGACAATAGAGTATTAATAACTCAGTCTATTAATAGAGCTTTTATAAAAGCTGCACAAAAAGCAAATTCACACCCTACTATAGAGCTGCCAAGCGGAGTAACTTGTAGCAGTGTTGATTCTTCGGATTTTCAAATTCCATCGTAACCTGGAGGGGCTTAATACTTGCTATAAACCTTTAAAATTACAAGTAAAAATAAAAACATAACGATCCCGTTTAGGCGGGGTTTTTTTAAAAACAATTATATTATATATTATGGAAACAAAAGAAAAGAAAAACACAGCTAAAGCTGTAAAAAAAGTTGAAAAAACTGTTGAAACTCCTAAGGTAAAAAAAGATACTTGGGAATATAAAGATAGAAATTATTATTTATTAGGAAATAAAAATCCTTTAACTTATACTATAATTAGTAGACATACTAGTAGGTACCCTTTAGTTTGGTTTGACCCAGAAAAAGGTTACGAAAGAGAAATGAGATATGCTACTAACCAAAAATCTGTATTTGTAGATGAGCAACAAGGAACTTCAACTCTTTCTCATATAGTTTTTTCTAATGGTCATTTATTTGTGCCTAAAGAAAAAAGAAGCTTACAAGAATTACTACTAAAGCATCCGCATAGAAATTTAATATTTGGAGAACATGATGCTGTAATAGAAGCTGAAGATCAATATGATAGTCTAGAGTTAGAGATAGCTGCTATGAATATGGCATACGATATGGATATTGATAAAGCAGAAGCTATATTAAGAACTGAGATAGGATCTGAAGTGAATAAACTATCTTCTAAAGAGTTAAAAAGAGATTTATTACTTTTTGCTAAGAGAAATCCTAAGTTGCTTTTAGATCTAGCAGAAGATGAAAATGTTGAACTTAGAAATGTTGCTATTATAGCAGTAGAATCAAATATAGTTTTACTTTCTCAAGATCAAAGAACTTTTTCATGGGCTAGTAATAGTAAGAAATTATTGAATGTTCCTTTTGAAGAAAACCCATATTCAGCTATGGCTGCTTGGTTTAAAACAGATGAAGGTTTTGAAGTTTACAACTCAATAATGAAAAAACTAAAATAAACAAGTGATTATAATTTAGGGTGGTTAACGCCACCCTTTTTTTTAAAAATATTAAAATGGCAATAAGTGTAAATAAAGTATATAAAACTGTATTACTTATACTAAATAAAGAACAAAGAGGTTATATGACACCTGAAGAGTTCAATAGAATAGGTACACAAGTCCAAAGAGAAATCTTTGAAAAGTATTTTGAAGATTTGAATCAATATACTAGAATGCCACAAACTGATGTGGACTACGCTAATAGGTTAATGAACCTAAATGAAAAAATGAACATATTTAAAAGAGATGGTAACGCTACTTATGTTCTTGCCGACAACAACTTTACTTTACCAACTGGTACTCATATAGTAGGATCTGTTACATATGAAGATAAAAATAGAATGCCTGTTGAAATTCAAAGAGTAGATAGAGGAGAATTTTACAATCTAAGACTATCTCCGCTAGTTACACCAAGCGAACAGTTTCCTATATATTTATTTGAAAACAATAAGCTTCAAGCATATCCAAATATTATAAATACCAAAGCAAATGCTGGCACAGCTAATGTGGCTGTTCAGTATATAAAGGTTCCAGAAGACATAAATTGGGCTTATACAGTAGGTAATCTTGGCCAGTTTATATTTAATGCCAATACGCCTCCTACTGTAGATTTTGAACTACACAACTCTGAGTTTACAGAAGTAGTTTTAGCTATATTAATGTATGCTGGTATAGTAATAAGAGATCCTCAAATAGTTCAAGCTGCATCAGGCCAATTACAAGCAGACAGAGCAAATCAAAAACAATAATAAATGAGCTTAATTAATCAGACTAACGAAGAATATTATGCAGGAGAAAAAATGTTTGCAGTTACAGCAGCTCCTCAAACTGTTTTTACTTGCACATTTGAACCTAAATTAACTTTAGCTACGTCAACAGAGCCTGCTAACTTCGGTGTACAAGTAAGTACAGATAATGGTGTTACTTTTAATGACTATGCTTTTAATATTTCAGTAGTTAATGACAACACTGTAAATCCTCCATATAATCAACAAACAATAACGCTTAGTGTAGCTGTTGCTAACTCGCCAACAACATTAGTAAGAGTAGTATTAAAAGCCGGGGCACTATGGAATAATTATGGAAGTTATGAATATGTTAAATTAAATGACATAGTAAATAATTTTTTAGTAGCTTACACTGGTATTGGAAAACTAATACCACTGGTTAAAAGAACTGACGTTATATTTCATGCTAAAAGAGGATTACAAGAATTTAGCTATGATACTTTAAACAGTATAAAAACTTTAGAATTAAATCTACCTCCAAGCAATTCTGTTATTATACCTCAAGATTATGTTAATTATGTTAGAATGTCTTTTGTTGATAACATGGGAGTATTACATCCAATATACCCAGCAAACAATTTAACAACTGACCCTACCTCTGTTCCACTACAAGCTAAAAACGGTGATTTTCTACAAGACATATATGGAGCTAATACAGAGGCTGATCAATCAATTACTAGAACAAGATGGGAAAACTCTAATGATAATCTTATAAATGGAGCTTATGACGAGTACTTCTATAATGCTAATGTTTATGACTGGAGTTGGAGAAAAGAAACTTATGGAAGAAGATATGGTTTAGATCTTGTTGTATCTCAAAGCAACGGATGGTTTAACATAGACAAAAGAAAAAATGTAATATCTTTTTCTAGTGATTTAAAAGGTAGAATTATAATACTAGAATACATATCTGATGGTTTAGCTTCTGACTTAGATACTAAAGTTCCAAAAATGGCAGAAGAAGCAATGTACATGCATATAGCTTATTCTATATTAGCAGGTAGATCAGGTGTTCAAGAATATATAGTTCAAAGATTTAAAAGAGATAGATCAGCTCAACTTAGAAATGCTAAAATACGTTTAAGTAATATAAAGCCAAGTGAGATGATACAAACTATGAGAGGTAAATCTAAATGGATAAAGCATTAATATGGCAGAAGTAAGAAATGTATTTGTCAAGTCTAAAATGAATAAAGACTTAGATGAAAGACTTTTACCCAACGGCGAATATAGAGATGGTAGAAATATATCCGTAAATAAAAGTGAAGGGCCAGATGAAGGAGTTGTTGAGAATATAATAGGAAATAATATATATTCTAATTTCGACTTTGGAGTGGGTGTAGAAATTATTGGTACTTATGTTGATACTGACAAAGATAGAATATTTATATTTGCTACCAACCACTCAGATGGGTCGCCTAATCAGTTGGACGCTAGAGCTATAGGTAATGTAGAAACAGCGTCAGGTAGGCAGATAGGAACTGCTACTTGTGTTATAGCATACATAGAAGGACCTACTGCTTCAAACAACAATACTCCAAATTTTGATAAACTTGTTGAAGGAGCTTTTTTAAATTTTTCAAAAACACATCCTATAACTGGTATAGATATGATAGAAGATCTATTGTTTTTTACAGACAATAGGAATCAACCTCGAAAAATAAATGTAGAAACAGCTATTGGATCTTCTGCAACTAGCCCAGACCCTTATTATACAACAGAAGATCATATATCAGTAGCTAAGCTATCTCCTGTGTTTCCTATATCTTTTATACAAGGATCTGGATTAAATTCTACACCTGGTTTAATGGATGAAACTAGTGAATATTTACCAGCTAATAGTATTAGTATTTTCAGCACCATCACAACACCAGGAGAACTTAATTTAGAAGAGCAAAATCCCCAATTAGATATTCCATCTAGATTTAAGAACATAAACTTTCCAGAACTAGGATACTTTAAAGTTGTTAGTTTTAACAATACTTTTCCTCCAAAAGTAGCTTTTCAATATCCTATAGGTTCAGATAATGATGGTCCTGAGTCAATGTCTGCAGCTAATAAAGCAGCTGCAACTTTTAAAGGTGGAACAAACATCGCGCCTACTAGACCTCCATTTGAAACTAATGATGTACTTCAATTTGAAAGAGAAAATCCTATTTACAATCAAAATTACTCAGGTGATAAAGATTATTTAAGAAATAAGTTTATTAGGTTTAGTTATAGGTTTAAATTTGATGATGGTGAGTTCTCTTTAATGGCACCTTTTACACAACATGCTTTTGTACCTAAGCAATATGGTTACTTCTTAGACAGTGCTTATGGAGATGATAAGTTAAAAAGAGATGAAAAAGACACTGCAGAAAGTGGTATAAATAAGTTAATGGAAAACCAAGTAACTTCAGCTGTTTTTAAGCTTGAATTACCGCATTTATGTAGCGCTACAAATATTCAGTCTAGACTTGATACATTTAAAAAACAATTTAAAATAGAATCTATACAAATACTGTTAAAAGAGTCAGATGGTTTAGCTATAAAAGTTGTAGATGAAATTGAAATAGACCAAGCTGGTAGTTGGTACATAAACCAAGGCCAGAGTGGTAATGAAAAATTTTATGAGTACAATTATAAATCTGAAAAACCTTTTAAAGTATTACCAGATGCAGACGCTACAAGAGTTCATGATAAAGTACCTATAAGAGCTCTAGCTCAAGCGGTTACTTCTAATAGAGTAGTTTATGGTAATTTTATAGAAAAACATGAGTCACCAAGCTTTATAGATTACGACATAAGTATAACTGATAAACCAGATAGTAGCTCTAGTTCTTTTGACCAAAAAGAATATCCTAATCACACATTAAAACAAAATAGATCTTATAAAGTAGGAGTTGTTTTAGTTGATAGATATGGTAGATCATCAAACGTAATTTTAAGAAATCCAACTAGATCTACATCGGCATCTGGAACTGGTCCTAGCAATTTTGCATCTATATATTCTCCTTATGAAAATCTTACAAGCACGTTAAACTGGCCAGGTAACAACTTAAACTTACTTTTTAATGATGTAATACCTGAAAATAAAACCACAACAGGTTATCCTGGCGTGTGGTCAATTAATAATCCACTAGGTTTTTATAGTTATAAAATAGTTGTTCAGCAAAAAGAACAAGAGTATTATAATGTTTATGTGCCCGGCGCTTGCTCTGGTAAGATAACTTTTAAAGGTGAAGCACAAACTCAACAGAATTTTCCAACTTACCCAAGATCAAACAGTTTTAGTAATATAGTATTATACGGTGACAATATAAATAAAATACCAAAAGAGCTTGCTGACGTTGGGCCTACAGAAGAAATATACGGAAGTGAAACTTTGCTTTACCCTAGAGTAGTTACTAAATATATAGTAGACATTACCAATGTAACACCTTATAAGCCTGTTTTAGCAACTACTGAATCTTCTCAAGTAAGAGAGTTAAACGAATTTACTGTAACCTCTATAATGTCTTTTAACGATTTAGGAGTTTGGACTTCAGATAGAAGTAAAAAACCAGCAGACTCTTCCTATCCTCATGATGGAACAGATTATGTAGACCCATTATATTTAGAAGGCTCTCACAATCCTTTTGTAGCTCAGTTATCAACAAATTTTTTAGTAGGTTTTGCGCCTACTGATCAAGAAGCAGTTCCACCTAGTTTTTCTAAAAATTTAAACGTATTTGAAACAGATCCAGTTACATCTAAAATAGATATATATTGGGAGTCTAGTTCTTCAGATAGAATAAGTGTTTTAAATGATGAGATAAAAACAGATACAGCAGGTCAACCATCAGGAATAAGTGAACCTAACTTAGCTATGTTAGAATCTTTAACTCCAGGTGTTAGCTCTTGGATTTCAGACCCCTTTGAAGTGATCGATGGAACAGGAATTGTTGTACCTGACGCAACTGCTACCATGACAGTTACTAATGGTAATAATGCTGCTGTTTCTATGTTTGAGATACTTAAGCCAGATCCTCTAGGACAGGAGTATAGAATAAGGTATAATCCTACAGATGCTAATATATATTATGGAGCTGACTCAAGCGTTAGGACTTTTAACTTTAACATAACAGGAACTGCGACATCTGGAGAAAGTAACACAAGTACTCACCAAATGTTATTAAGTAACGTAGAACCAACTTTTACTGTGCCTAATAATGGCGTTGGCTTAAAAGAATATTTACACATAGGTGAAACTGGTTTTCCTTCAGGTGAAGGATCTCTTAGTAGTCCATTTCCTATATTTACATTTAACCCATCTGCTAGCAATCCTCAACCAGGATCTTCATTAGGAACTGTCAATAAAATCACTGAAATATTTAATGGAAGTGGAAGCACGAATACAAATACAACAAGCGCAGAAACAGATATAAAAAAATCAGGTACAGTAAATTCACAAATCTTATTTGAAATAGATAACACATCGTCTAATATTGAGTTTAAGGTTAATAGTGATACCGCAACTGTTTCAAACTTAAAGAACGCAAATGATGGTAATGGACCTGGTATATTTCTTTTTAAAGTATATGTCCAAGATGCAGGTTTAATAGGCGCTCAAACTTTTTATTCTGGATATTTTGAAGTACAATAATTATGGCAACTAGATTAAACGTTAAATATTATAATTCTTTTTGGTTAAAAAAGACTATATATGTTGGTCATTTAGATGAAACTGATCCCAATAACAGAGGAGGACTTGGGTCTGCTTTTCCTGGTTTACCATGGACACCAGATCAAGGCTCTGCAGGTTTTCCTGTGTTTCCTTCTGGTGCTGGTGACTCTGAAAATAGCGTTTATGACGAGGTAGAAAACTGGTTTATTGAAGAATCTAGGTATCAAGGTGGTTATAACAACGTATCTACTGACTATGGTGCTAAAGCATATTTAAAAGAAGATAATAATGCTCAAGAATATAGACCTAATGCTTTGATATATTCAGGCGTTTATAATTCTAGAACTGGATTAAATGATACTAACGTTTTTTCTGTAGGAGAGGCAATAACAAAATCTGCTGACCCTCATAAAGGTAGTATACAAAAGCTATATGCTGAAGATACTAACTTAATAATATTTCAAGAAGATAAAGTTAATAGAGCTTTAATAGATAAAGATCAAATATATACATCTGAAGGCGGTACACAGACACTTCCACAAGGAACTGTAATTGGTCAAATAATTCCTTATAGAGGAGAGTTTGGTATAAGTAAAAGCCCAGAATCATTTGCTGTTTACGGCTTTAGAAAATACTTTGCAGATAAAGACAGAGGTTCTATACTTAGATTATCTCACGATGGCATGACAGAAATATCAGAATATGGTATGTCTAACTTTTTTAGAGATCAATTAAAAAATATAAGCGAGCTTCAACAACCTATTGATATTAAAAAGACTTCTAATGGAGATAAATCTTCACCAAGTAATCCACCTGTTTTTCCAGATCCTAAGTATATAGAATTGCAAACTTCTCCAAATTTAGATATTGAAACAGGTTCTATGCTAATAGTTAATGGACTTGAATACTCTATATATGTAACAGCCACTGAAGCCAATAATGTTTATTTAACAACTCATTTTCCTGGAGAAATAAACGATGGTGACGAAGTTATTTTTAGATCTTTTAAGAAAGATAAAATACAAGGAGCTTGGGACATATATGATAGAAACTACATAGTGTCAATACAACAAGAGTCTCAAGAAGACTACCACACCTTGAGTTTTGATGAAGGTGTTTTAGGTTGGCCAACCTTCTATAGCTATAGACCAGGTGAAATGTTTAGTTTAAAAAATACTTTTTTCACAACAAAGTCTGGTGAAATATACCAGCATTATTTTGAAGGATCATCAAACAATAGAAATGTTTTCTATGGAGCTCCTCCAGCTAAATCTTCTATCACTTTTGTTTTTAATCCTCAGCCAAATGTAAATAAAAACTTTTTAACTTTAGGCTATGAAGGAAGTAATGGTTGGCAAGGTGAAAGTTTTATATCTGACATTAGAGGACTTCAAGAAGTTCCTAGCAACTACGTAAACCCTAATATTAACCTACCATCATATGTAAATTACAATGATAGTAGTGTAATAGTAAATAGTTACTATGAAGGTGCTTATGATAGTGCCGGTAATGAATATCCAGCGGCTTTAACAGAGCCAATATATAGAGCGGGTTTTAAATTAAAAGAAGGTAAGTATGTTGCTAATTTAAAAAGCAATAGCCAAATAAGAGCAGGCGAAGTTGTATTTGGCCCAGATTCTTACGGAGGTTACCCAACTAGTGGAATAAAAGGATTTATAGCAACAGTTAAATTATCAACTGATTCAAGTACTGATCCAGGCGGGCAAAAACAAATATTTGCAGTGTCTTCAAATCAAGTACAATCATCTAATTAAATTAAATTGAATATACGTAGACTTACAGATAAAGACTGGGATACGTTAGTATCTTGGTGGGACAACTGGCCTAAATGGAAAGCGCCAGTAAAAGACTTTTTACCAGAAAATGGTAATGGAGGTTTAATAGTAGAAATAAATGACATACCAGTAGTAGCTGGATTTATTTATTTAACTAATTCTAAGACAGCTTTGTTAGAATGGATAGTATCTAATCCAAAGTATAGAGAAAGTGACAGAAAAGCAGCTATAGAGCTTCTTATAACTGGTGCTGAAAACTTAGTTAAATCTCTTGATTATAAATATTTATTTGCAGTAATGCAACATAAAGGACTAATACAAACACATGAAAAACTAGGGTGGAAGGCTGATACTAAACACTCTTACGAATTAACAAAAGTATTGTAATATGGCAGTAGCAACAACACTAGCAATAGGAGCGGCAGTAGGTGGTATCACCAGCATGGTAGGAGCTCAAGTGCAAAAAAACGAAGCTAAAAAGCAAATGGAAGCAGAAGCAGCGAAAGCTAACGATGCTAAAACTGCTTTAGAAGAATTAGAAAAGAACAGGCAAGAAGTTATTAACCCTTATGAAAATATGGCTAATGAGTTTGAAAATTTAGGCGTCGCTACTCAAGCTTCTAAGTTTCAAGCTGAAGAGGCTGACATTGCTTTAGCTAATACTCTTGATACTATTATGCAAACTGGTGGTGGTTCAGGTGGTGCAACAGCCTTAGCAAGAGCTGCTTTAGAATCAAAACGTGGTATTTCTGCTGATATACAAAAACAAGAAAAAGCTAATAACGATGCTAGAGCTGAAGGAGCTAATCAAGTACAACAACTCAAAGCTCAAGGTGAAGCTTATAAATTTGAAACTCAAGAAGCTAGAGATGTTACTGAAATGGATAGGCTTCAATCAGAACAATTTAATGCTGAAAACAGAGAAATGATGGCTCGTAATGCTAAAATGGCAGCTAATCAAGAGATGATAGGTGCAGTTGGTAGTATGGCATCGAGCTTAACTGGTCCCGACATGTTGACTGGAAAAAAAGGTAAATTATTCGGGTAAAATATAAATTATGGCAAAAGTACAAAACTACGGTAGAGCATTAGGTAGAGGTGGTGCAGCTTCAAAAAGCACGGGTGCATATGCTAACCCTCAACAAGTAACTAATCAACAGTTCGCTGACTATATAGCTAAACAAAAAAGTGTTTCTCAAATTATGAGAGAAAATACTGCTGCATTAATAGCTAAAAACGAACTTGAAAGAGCTAAGCAAGAACAATTGTTCGCTAAACAAAACACAGAACAAAGAGCTATGTATGATAAAGTAGCTGGTATTAAAGAAACTGGTTACGGTACTTTTGATCAAAACATGAATGACTTTTTTGGTGATCAAACAGAAAAGTATTTTAAAATTAAACAAGGTATACAAGACGGTACTATATCTCAAATGGAAGGTAATAGAACATTGTCTTATTTAAATAATCAAGTAGTTGAATTTAAAGATTCTGTTGTTCCTATAATGGCTCAAGTTAAACAACTACAAGAAGCTTTAAAAATACCGCCTGGACAGCCTGGCGCTATAAGTTCAAGAGTACCTACTGCTCAGCAAGAAGTTTTATTAGCTTTATCACAAGGTGGTAATGTAAAAATAGTTGACGATAATGGTCAGCTATGTTTATTTAAACCTGGTGAAGGAGATGAAGAAGCTGCTATGATTAACATAAATGAATTGTTAAATTTAGAGAGTAATGGTAAAGAATATTTTAAAACAGTTCCTGATATATCTGAATCTTTAAAAGGTGTTTATGATAACACTGTAAAGCCTGGCGGCAAGGACAATGCAGACTTAGTAATGTTTGAAACAAAAAGAATAGGTGATCAAGAGGCTACTGTTAAGTTTATGACACCTGAACAAAGAGCTAAAGCTGCTGAATCAATGGTTGCTTCTAATCAATTT